CCTCGCGCTGGTAGGGATATACCCGCGTGCAGTAATGCTCCGATTAATATCGTGATAGCAAGCACGTTGATCGAATACTCTCCATAAACAGAAGATAGGTACCCGTACACTGAGAAGAAACCCATTAATATTGGGTCGGGACATGAGAAGGCTGACCCCCTAACCTCGTGTAGAGCTTAAGGGCTGTTTATGATTCGATCAGAATAAATACACTATACTAACGTTTTCAACACAATAAGAATCAATATAATGAAGCGCCTTGTTAAGGCGCTAAACATATGGTTCTTACAGGTCTCGAACGGAAGCAAGTATATTGACTTCTGGTTCGATAGCATAAGTACAATGATCAAACATAGAGGTGTTGATAATACAATCAAACGAGTTAAACTCATGAGATTGATTACAACACGCTATATGTGTGGTCATCCAACTTTCTCATCCGGTGATGTATCAGTATCAATTAATAAGAGAGGACTTCCAAGAAAACTTGGATGTCTTCAATCATTAGCTGATGGTGGTACATCAGAAAAGCGTTTATTGCTAACTTTATTATCTGTTAGCAGAGCTTTACCGGGATCGCAATACATCCCAGACCTTAAGCCTATAGAAGATAAATCTTCTATGGACCCAAAGGTTATGGATGAATTACGGATATTAATGCCAATGATCTTTGATCAAATGTCATTAACATCGTCAAGACCTTCTTTTAAGAAGTTTCACCTGACAACAAAGGCAGGCCCCAACGCAATAGCGATGAAGTCTGCGATGCTTGATGCTCATCTTCTCGACGAGGAATTATATAAAGATATAATTACTCTTGGAGGAGAAAAGCTAAAAGCAGCTCTTGATGAGGTTAGGTTGTTTTCCAAAGAGGAGATTGTAAAATACTTAAAATTTAAAGAGGGGAGAACTCCTCTCCTTAGAAAATTAAGCATTGTACACTCTCCTGAAAGGAAATCAAGAATTATTGCAATTCTTGACTATTGGTCACAAACTGCATTAAAACCTCTTCATGATCGAATATTTTCGATCTTGAAAGAGATTGATGCAGACTGTACCTTTAGACAATCTAGCCCAACCAAGACTTTGGTATCAGGCCCTTATTATTCATTAGATTTAACGGCAGCAACAGATCGATTCCCTATTGAAATTCAAAAGGAAGTCGTTAAGTTGTTAACGCAATCAAATGAATATGCAGAGTCCTGGGGACGTGTCCTTGTCAACCGTGAGTTCTATGTTCCATGGGAGAACCGGTCCATTAAATATGGTGCCGGTCAGCCTATGGGAGCATATAGCTCATGGGCGGTATTCGCCTTGACCCATCATATCATAGTAAGGTTAGCAGCTCTTAAAGTGGGTAAACCCTACTTTAATAACTACGCCTTACTAGGAGATGATATCGTCATCGGGGGAAAAGATGTTGCTGATAGTTATATCAGCACAATCAAGTCCTTCGGTGTTGATATCTCTGAGGCAAAATCACATGTGTCTGAAAACACATTTGAATTTGCAAAGAGATGGTATCAAGACGGCTTGGAAATCACGGGTGCACAAATTCATGCATTCACTAGCAGCAAGAAATATTATCTCGTTGCTAATGAGTACAAGAATTTATGTATTAAGTGGGGAGCACAAATGCTCGAGACTGAACCCGGGGCTATAAGAGACCTATTTAGAGGACTTGGTATTCCAGTAAGACTGGTAACAAAGGCTCTTCGATTCCTAACTCTCCCTTGGGATAGAGCAGATATTTCACGAGAAGATCAAATCGTTAGATTTGTTCGACTTATGAATCCATCTGCCCTAGGGTGCTTTACCTCTGCGAAAGACCGTGCGTCATCATGGATGATGTCGGCCTTAGCAGAAGTAAAATCCCGAGTTTTAGAATCAGGTCTTTTGAAAGCTCGTGGAAACGCGGAAACCTTTATTAAAGGAATTCGATCGATTCTTAAGAGCTATCAAGGTATGGAGGCCCAACTCGCTTTTCAATCTATTCCTGCCGTTTCAGTGGCAGCAGAGCAACATTATGCTCTGGCTAACGATCTTGATGACATCAGAGATCCTTTAGTAACAACTCCTGAAAAATTAATTTTCAATGAAGTTCGTTACTTAGGCTTTGATGCCACAAGATTGTTAACGACTAGATCGCATGAGATCCTGTTGGGTACAAATGCTACACTTATTAATCAACTTAATAAGTGGACTCAAACCTGTGAGGAGTTGAGAGAAGAAATTCTCTCAAATCAACACCTGGATGAGAATACTGAACGAGCCTATGCTCGGAAATTATTCCG